TCTTGCGACGCGAAGTGCGCACCTACTGAGATCACGGCGCCAACAGAGTTCAAAAGTGCTTCAAAGTTTCTACAGCGTTGTGGAGGAGCCACTGCAGCCTGGTCGTCGCCGCACCGTACTACTCCCGCCTGATCCGGATCGGTTTTCGGGACTTTGAACCCCGAAAAATCCGACAAACGGGCCAGGAGGACTTTTCCGGTATAGGCGTCGACTTCGTCCGCTAGACGCCAGAGGAAGATGTTGTGGATGTTAAGTATGGACCACGAGACGGGGTCTCCCATGAGGATTCCCCGGCTTGTAGACCGTACTCGTTCCACGCCATCTTTCCAGCGATAGATAAGGGTTACAGGTCGGAAAGTTTCCCGGCCTAATTCCCTTATCAATGGCGGACAATTAGCTGTAAACCCCTCATAGAGAGAGGCGCAGAGGTCCTTTGAGAAGTTGTCCGTTGCCGCAGTGAGGTCAAGCGAATTAACCTCACCGTTAGGCATTTTCCGCAGCGCATGATTCACGGTACCCGGAACTTTCCTTTCCCAGCCATAAAACTTTTTGGCAAGGCTTGGAATTTCCGAGCACCGGGATAGCATTGCGAAAAGCCAGAGCCGTGGTAGATGCATCAGGGTTCCCCACGCGCCATGATTTACAGTGATTGGACGCGTTTTAAACCCTTGTTCTAGCACGGGTGACACACGGACTTCCCGCTCTTTATCAAGGCGTATGAGTCGTATAAAGACCTCACCGCATTCAAGACAATGAGTGCGGTATACGGTCCCATGCGAACATGGCCTATCACGAGGGCGGAGTGCCCCCTCGAAGGACCCCTTGTCGAGTACCATGGGCATGCGGTAGAACCCTTGATCGCGAAGCTCTTCGAGGCAAGCGTGTAGAAGGACGCAGCGTTTTCCTGCGTCCGTCAACACGCCTTTTACTTCGAAAGCTTTGCGCCAAGGGCTTGCTTCGATCTTCTCTTGGATCCACTTAGCTCTCCCTCCGTCCTTAATCGTGCATTCCATGCACGCTGTAACAGACGATGGGAGATCCAGTGAATCTGGGAGAGGAGCGAGGCGAGCTAATTCGGCAGCGAAACCGCGTGCCCAGTCAGTCGCGATACCCTTAATAGGGGAGATGTCGGGAGAAGCCGCAGTGAGAGTTTCTTTATGCTTTTTAAGAGCGGCCTCCACAGACTCCGGACAAGGAAACGGGAAGCTACGCTTCATGCACCAAAGCATAGAAAGCGTTTTATTCCGTTTCTCCGGGGTATTTCGCCAAGCGACGGGACACCACCGGGTGAGAACAGTCTTCCGGGTCCTATCGAACGGAAGTCCGAGAGGTTCCGGAGGAATACTCTCCGGGTGGGTGCTCCTAACGAGTTCCCACAGGGCGTGGTCGCACCACGCCTTTATCACTTTCTCGCCGTTTGGCGGATTCGACATCAATGTCGCGAATCTTTTCAATAAACGATAAACGCAATTTACCCGGCTACGCCGGGGGTTGGACAAGAGCGTGGGGTCGTGAAGCAAAAAGGCGGCCGAGGCGGTCTTAATAACCGCTTCCACCCTTCTCGCGTCCGACGCGCTCTTTCCGCGCAACGTATTGCGCGGTGGAAACAGCGTGGGCCATTTCTGGTGCCAAGCTGCGCTGGAATCCGGCTCAATTAGGCGCAGAAAGAAATTTTTGCGCTTTGGGTGAG